GTTAACACGGCACAGCGACTCGCCCGCGAATTGGCTCGCACGGCTATCGCCGAAGCCACCGGAGTCCCCCATGGTTCATGACGCACGCCCGACCCGCGTAGTCGTGATCCGCTACCCGGAGCCGCTTGTCTACACCCAGGAGGTCGATGTCGGCCTGCTGGAAGACGACATGGCGATGCAGAAGGCCAAGCGGATGGCGCTGTACCCGGCGTTCCTGCCGTTCGCGCGGTTCTGGTTCAAGACAGTCCATGAGGACACATACCACCCGCCAGCCGCTGTCTGCACCAACTGGGCACTTTGGGGAACGCTGCCGGCATTGAAGGAGCACGCATGAGCAAGATCGAAGACGGCGGGCCAGCGTTCCCGGTTCCAGACACAAGAAGCGCTGAGCCAGGAACGTTCGATGAGATGCGCGCAATGGCGCGCGGCATGTCTCTCCGGGACCACTTCGCGGCCAAGGCGATGGCGATTCTCTGGGACGCCTATGACAAAGGCTACTGCGGCATGGCCGACAAGGACGAGCCGAACATCAAGATGGTCGCAGAGGGCGCATACCAACTGGCCGACGCAATGCTGGCCGCGCGGAGCAAGTGATGGAAGACCACCACATCGAAGAATGGCCGCCGCTCAACAGCACCACGCTTGTCCTGGCGATTGCGCTTGTGGCGGTGGCGGCCTACGTGTCGTCGTGGTTTCCGTGGGGGTGGGCGCTGTGAACGTCATCCAACTCGCCAATGCCCATGACACCGAAGGCCCCGCACTGATCGGCTCGCGCTGGCGGCCAGGGCACGTCATCAGACGCGATACCGAACTGGGTACTTTCGAGAGCGTGAACCCTCCGCTCGAAACGATGACGGAGGCGCTTGTACAGCGGGCGCTGCTCGCCAAGGCGAAGCCGTCGCTGGTTCAGCGGTTCCGCAACTACTTCTTCTTGGACACGAGGCTCATTCGATGAGCGGAGCCAAACGTCGCTACTACCAACTTCAACAGCAAGCACTACACGAAGAGGATACACATGAGCATCGCGACACTGATCCTTGGCGAATCAGGCACCGGCAAGACCACCAGCCTGCGCAACCTCGACCCCAGCAAGACCCTTCTGATCCAGGCCATCAAGAAGCCGCTCCCGTTCAAGGCTGCAGGCTGGAAGACGCGGGCCAGCCTGAAGTCTGAGGGCAACGTCATCCAGACCGACGACCCGGCGCTGATCGAGAAGCTTCTGCGCCAGTCTCCGCATGAAATCGTGGTCGTTGACGACTTTCAGTACGTCATGGCGAACGAGTTCATGCGTCGGAACCAGGAGAAGGGCTACGACAAGTTCAACGACATCGGCCGCAACGCTTGGAACATCCTCATGGCGGCCGGCGACCTGAGCGAGCGCCGCCGCGTCTACATCCTTGCGCACACGCAGTCGAACGAGCAAGGGCACGTCAGCATCAAGACCATCGGGAAGATGCTCGACGACAAGATCACCATCGAGGGCATGGTGACCATCGTCCTGCGCACCAGTGTGCGCGACGGAGCGTATTTGTTCTCGACGCAGAACAACGGCAACGACACCACGAAATCGCCCATGGGCATGTTCACCGATCAACTGATCGAGAACGACCTGGACGCCGTTGACAAATCCATCTGCGACTTCTACGGCATCGAGCCGGTGAAAGCCGCCGCCTAACTTCATCACAGCCACGAAAGGCAAGCACTGTGTACACACTCGACGCCAACGACGCACGTAAAGCAGACCAGCGCGGCGGACTCATCACCGAAACCGGCAAGTACATCGGCAAGTTCACGCGGGCCGAAGACATCAAGGCCAGCAGCGGCACGAAGGGCATCGACTTCTCGTTTGTGAGCAACACCGGCCAGAAGGCCCGTTTCGCGCTCTACACCACCAAGTCGGACGGATCGAAGATCAGCATCGGCCACGGCTTTGTCATGGCGCTGATGACGTGCCTGAAGCTGCGCGAGATCAAGCCGCAGCAGATGATGGTGAAGAAATGGGATCGAGACGCCAACGCTGAGATTGATGCCCAGGCGCTGTGTTTCCCCGATCTCATGGGCAAGCCCATCGGCGTGCTGCTGGAGGCGGAGGCCTACGAGAAGAACAACGGCGAGGTCGGCTCGCGCATGGTGTTGGCCGGCGTTTTCCAGGCCGAAACGGAGTTGACCGCCAGCGAACTTCTGGACCGCAAGGTGCAGCCCGAGCAGTTGAGCAAGATCGTCATGACGCTGCGTGACAGACCGCTGCGCGCGAAGAAGGCCGGCGCGTCCGGCGGCACATCGAAGACCGCAGCGCAAGGCTTCGATGACATGGATGACGACATCCCGTTCTGAAGGGAACACAGATGACCGCCCTCTACATCTTGGCGCAAGACTACCGCGCCGCCGCTGACAAGCTCGCCGACCTGGATCTGGACGAGCAGACCATCGCCGACACGCTGGAAGGCATGTCGGGCGAGCTGGAGCACAAGGCCGTTGCGACCGCCATGGTCGTGCGCAACATGCAGGCACTGGCCGCATCGATCAAGGATGCGGAGCAAACCATGGCCGCGCGTAGGAAGGCGCTGGAGGCGCGGGCCGAGCGGCTGACGGCCTACCTGCTGTCGAACATGCAGCACGCCGGCATCCAGAACATCACGAGCCAGCACTTTGCGCTGACGGTGAGGCAGAACCCGCCATCTGTGACGATCAACGAGCCAGGCCTGATCCCGGCCGAGTTCATGCGGCAGCCGGAGCCGCCTCCTCCGTCGCCAGACAAAAAGGCTATCGCCGAGGCACTGAAGGCCGGCCGCGATGTGCCGGGCGCCCATCTCTCGCGCGGCGTTCGCTTGGAGGTGAAGTGACAACTGAGCGCCCACAAAAGACATGCCCTCTTGTGTTGGCGGTTTTGCTCGCCGATACAGGCCCCATTGGCGTGTCGCATCAGGACATCCAGAAAGCCACTGGGCTGGATCCAGTTCGGGTATCTGCGGCACTGCGCCTGCTCCGCCTTGGCGGTCGCATGTTCGTCCTCGGCAAGTTCAATGACTCACGCTTCTTTGCCAGCCAAGAGCGCATGGAGTCATGTCGCGCCGCGTTCGATGTTTACATGGCAGAACTGACGGCCTCACGGAAAGCGAGAGCGCGCGAGAAGCGGAACGCCAGGAACCGGGTGTACTGGGCCGAGAAGCCGCCAGAAGAGAAGCGCCGGATGCGATCTGGAAAGAAGAAGAAGCCGAAGGCCGGGCCGAAGGTATCCAAGCGGCACCGTCAGGCGCAGATGAGCATCGCTGCCCCGGTCACCATCAGCAAGAAGCCGCAGGAGGCGTGGAAGAACGCCGAGCCGATCATCCCGCCGCACGTCAAGGTGCAGAAGCTGCCGGGGTGCCCGCCGGATCACAGGTTCCATGTGTCGGAGCAGTTCAAGGGTGACTTCTCGAAGGCTGGCATTGGCCGATACGTGGAGGTGGCGTAGTGCAATCGAAGAATAAGCCTGCGCCGACGGCTGCCGAGCGGCGCCACATCGAGCGCTTGAAGCAAATGGACTGCATCGTGTGCGGTGCGGAAGGCGTAGAGGTCCACGAGCCTGAGCAGGGGCTTTGGTTCGCCTCCATGCCGCTGTGTCCAGTCTGCCACCGCAATGACCGCTACGGCATCCACGGACAGCGTTTGAACTGGAAAGCGAAGAAGTGGACGGAGATCGACGCTATCAACGCGACGGTCCGCAAGCTGATGGAGAACGCATGAGCGGCGGTCGCTTCATCCTTCAGCACGAGCTGGCGAGAAAGCGCGCTCTCGCCTATGTGGCCGACTGTCCAGCCGGATGGGTCGTGACCGTCAAGCCGCCAACCCGCAGCCTTGACCAGAATGCGAAGCTCTGGGCCTGCCTGTCGGATCTCGCCTCACAGGTCGTCTGGCACGGCCAGCGGCTGGAAGCATCCGAATGGAAGGATGTGATGACCGCAGCCCTGAAGCGACAGAAGGTCGTCCCGAGCCTGGAGGGTGGCTTCGTCGTCCTTGGCTCCAGCACTTCGCGGATGGGCAAGGCCGAGCTATCCGAGTTGATCGACCTTATCCACGCCTTCGGCGCACAGCACGACGTGGTGTTCCACAACGAAGCTACAGCATGAACCAACTGGCAATCGCCGTCTTCGGCCTCTCCGCTCTGTGGCTCGCGATGGGCAATTGGCCGCCGGGCCGGAAGTGGGCGCCGGTCATTGGCCTGTGTGGACAGCCGTTCTGGATGTACTTCGCGTGGCAGGCCGACGGCTGGGGGATCCTGGCGCTCACGGCGGCCTACACGGCGGTCTATGCGCGCGGTGCGTGGGTGCAGTGGAGGACTAGATGATGAACGACTACCGCCTAGGCTCAATCACGCAGCCCCAGAAGCCGCTCGGCCCGGCTGCCCCAAGCGCATGAAGCACATCGTCTGCCACAGCGGAGGGCACTCGTCGGCGCTGGCCGGCTTCGAGGTGGTTCGCCGCTTTGGCCCCGAGAATGTCGTTCTGCTGAACCACGAGATTCCCGGCCATACGGAGGCCGAGGACATCAAGCGCTTCAAGCG